GCCTCGACGTCGCCCTCGACCGGTCACGGGCAACTATCGCGGTCGCGGACAAGGCTGGCCGCGTCGAGATCATCGACTCCCGAGACGGCGTCGGCTGGGTAGGCGCCCGCTGTCAGCAGCTTTCCCGCCGCTACCGCCGCCCGATTGTCGTCGACGGCTACGGCCCGGCCGGTGTTCTCCTCGAGCCGCTCGAGGCGCTCGGGGTGCAGGTCGTCAAGTACGTTCTCCGCGACGTCGTCGCCGCGGTCTCATTGTTCTACGACGCGATCCACGCCGGGACACTCAAGGTACGCCCGAACGAAGGTCTCGACTCCGCGGCCGCAGGCGTACGCAAGAAAGTTCTCGGCGGCGCTTGGCTTTGGGCGCGTACCGACGTCGAGCTGGACATTACGCCGCTTTTCGCGGCGACGATTGCTTGGCATCACGCCACGCAAAAGAAACCCGAACCCGTGAAAAGGAGCTTCGCCTACTAATGCGCTATTACCTCACTATGCAGATCCTCGGGACTACGCTTGTCAGCGTGGCGCTTCTTCTCGTCTCTGTCCCGCTCGGGATCGGTTTCGCCGGCGTCGCCATGACGTTATTCGGAATCGCTCTCGAAAGAACCTCGCCGAATGCTTAACCGCCTCCTCACGCGCCAAAAGGTAACCACCCCCTCCGGCGCGTCGGTCGACTCCTACGGCCGCATCTCCCGCTACCCGACCGACACTTGGGCCGGCACCTACGTTGACACCTTCTCGGCGATTTCTGTCCCCGGAGTGTGGCGAGCAGTAACGCTTATCTCGGACGCGATCGGCGGCCTCCCTTTGCAGGCGTACCGCAACGGGCAACCAATAGACACCCCTCCGATCCTGTCACGTCCCAATCCGCCCGAAACTCGGATGGAAACAATCTCGGCGGCGGTCGCGACGTGCATCATTCATGGCAACTACGTCGCGATTCTCGGACCACTCGGACCGAACGGATACCCCGAAACGATCTACCCGGTCAACCCGGAGCGCGTCACATTCCGCACTCACGAAGGACGCCGCCAATACATCATCGACTCAATCGTCTTCGATCAGTCGGAAATCATGCACGTTAAAGGCTTCTCGCTCCCGGGGGAGCATGTCGGACTCGGTATCCTCTCCGCGCAACGCCAAGGGCTAGGCGCGTCTATCGCGATTCACGAATACACCGCCCGATACTTCTCCGGCGGAACGACGCCGTCGGTAGCGCTCATCACCGAGAACCCAGACCTCACGCAAGAAGACGCCGACCTCATGAAGCAGAAATGGCTCATGGCATACGGCGGCCGTAGCCGCGAGCCGGTCGTGCTGGGGAATACGAAGGTTCAGGTCGTGCAGGACAACGCGACAGAGTCGCAGCTCACCGAGCAGAAACAATTCGATCTGACCGAAGTCGCGAACATGCTCGGCATCCCCGGCTACTACCTCGGCGCACCGAACACCTCGCGCACCTACTCAAACGTCGAGCAAGAGCAGCTACAGCTTCTCCGCTTTACGCTTCTTCCGTGGATGATCCGCTTCGAGCAGGCTTTCTCCGATCTACTACCACGCGGACAAGTTGCGAAGTTCAACGTCGACGCATTCCTCCGCGCCGACACACTCACCCGCTACCAAGCCCACCAGATCGCCCTACAGTCCGGCTTCCTGTCGCTCGACGAGGTACGCCGACTCGAAGACCTTATGCCGATGGAAGGCGACCAGCTCGACGCCGGCCCGTTAGAAGTAGACCCGAGCGAGGAGAGTTTCGCCGATGACTGAAGTCCGCGCCTACGACATCGACCTCGAGGTACGCCGCACCGCGACCGAGCGGATCGTCGCCGGGATCGTCGTCCCCTACAACGTCGAGCAGCGCATTAATCGAAGCCTGACCGAAGTATTCCTGCCTGGTGCGTTTCAGGCCGTGACACGCGCCGCGCACCGCGTAAAGCTCCTCACGCAACACGACGCGAGCCAGCTCCCCGCCGGCCGCGGTCAACTTCTCCGCGAAGAATCCCGCGGACTGTACGGCGAGTTCTATATCTCTAAGACGCAACGCGGCGACGAACTCCTCGAGCTTGTCGCCGATGGTGCGGTCGATCAGTTCTCCGTCGGTTTCGTTCCGCTGAAAGATAACCGTAGGCAGGACGGCGTCGTCGAGCGTGTCCGCGCCCACCTCGCAGAGGTAAGCCTCGTAACGTTCGGCGCTTACGGCGAGAAAGCCCTCGTCGAATCCGTCAGGCAGGAATCCGAAACCCCGAACCTCGACGCGGTCCGCGCACTCCTAAAGGATCTAGCCCAATGATCGGACAGCAGCACACGGTCACAACGTCGCCGACGCTCGTCGTCGACTCAGACTCAACTAATCGGACGATCGTCCTCCATGCGATCGGTAACGGGACGATCTACCTCGGCGGGTCCAACGTCACCTCGTCGACAGGTTTCTACCTTGACAAGGCGGCCGGCCCGGTCGTAATGCAACTCCCACCCGGCGAGAAACTTTACGGCGTCGTAGTGACCGGAACCGATGTCCTTTCTACCCTTCTTCCTGACGCCTAATGCCTTGGCATATCGAGGTCGACAACCCCGGATGCTCCGGGTACGCCGTCGTTAAAGACGCGAACGGCGAAGTCGAAGGCTGTCACCGCACAAGAACACAAGCCGAACGGCAACTCGCCGCGCTGAACATCGCCGAAGCCGAAGCCCGCTCCCCCTACTCGCCGACGCAAGCCATGAGAGAAGAAGCCGCTCGCGGTCTCACATGGCGCGAAGAGTACGGCCGCGGCGGGACCGCGATCGGCGTCGCCCGCGCCCGAGACATCTCTAACGGCCGCGAACTCCCCCTCAAGACAGTCGCCCGCATGGTCTCCTATTTCGCTCGTCACGAGATCGACAAGCAGGGCCAAGGCTGGAGCCCCGGCGAGGACGGCTACCCGTCGGCTGGTCGTATCGCATGGGCGCTCTGGGGCGGAGACCCGGGGCGGTCGTGGGCGGAGGAGATCCTCGCGGCCGAAGAGCTGGAGGACGAAGAGGAAGACGAAATGGAAGACGACGAGGAAGACGTGGAGGAGGACCGCGCCCTCGCCTTCCCGCGTCGCCGACAGATCGAGGAAATACTCGCAGATCTTCGCGCCCGACGTTATTCTTAAAGCAGCGGCACCCCGCACGAGACACCCCGCGCATGGCGGCACCTCTCCAGAACGGCACCCCGAAACCCTAAAATAGCCCTTCTTTTACTGGAGAAAAAACATGAACGCCTTCCTCGCCAAGCTGCAGGAGCAGCGCAGCGCAAAGACTGGCCTCATCGACGCGACCCTGAACCGGGCCGTCGAAGAAGCCCGCGACATCACCGAAATCGAACTCGCGAACATTCAGGCTTTGAAGCTCGAGGTCGAGAAGCTCGACGAGCGCATCGGTCAGATCGCAGACATCGAAAGCCGCAACGCCGCTAACGCGGAAATCGCAGCCAAGCTCGAAGCAGCCTCCCCGGTCGAAACCCGCACCGGCGGCTACAAGGTCACCTCGGAGGAGGCCACCTACCACGAGCGTTCCGCGAACGACTTCCTCGCCGACGCCATCGCCGCCGAGTTCGGCGGATCGTATGACGCCCGCGACCGCATCGCCCGCTACCAGAACGAAGTGCGCCTCGAGAAGCGCGACTCTGGCTCGAGCAACTTCGCCGGCCTCGTGATCCCGCAGTACCTCGTGAACCAGTTCGCGCCGCTCCGCCGTGCGGGACGCCCGACGCTGGACATCTCGACGAACGCCGCGCTCCCCGCTCAGGGTATGACGGTCAACATCGGCCGCCTCACCACGGGCATCACGAGCTACGTTCAGGCTTCGGAGAACACCGCACCGACCGAATCGTCCCCGGATGACACGCTCCTCACCGTGAACGTCAACACCGTCGCCTCGATGTTCGACATCTCGAAGCAGGCCGTCCTCCGTGGCACCGGCGTCGAGACCCAGCTCCTCGGAGACGCGATCCGCTCCTACCAGACGAAGCTCGACGGCCTCGCCGTTAACGGCTCCGGCTCGAGCGGCGAACACCGCGGAATCCTGAACACCTCGGGTATCGGCTCAACGACCTACACCGACGCCTCCCCGACGTGGGCAGAGTTCTTCCCGAAGCTCGTGGAAAGCATCTCGGACATCTCGAGCGACTTCTTCGGACACGCGACCCACATTGTCGCCCACCCGACGCTCATCGGATGCTGGCTCCGCGCCCTCGACACCACTAACCGGCCGATCTTTAACGCGACCGCGGGCAACCCCTTTAACGCCCCCGGCACGTTCGACCGCCCCGGCTACGACCTCGGCGGCCTGCAGATCCTCGGTATCCCGGTCGTCGCAGACGCGAACGTCCCGACGAACCTCGGCTCCGGCACGAACGAGACCGCGGTCATCGTCGGCGACTTCCGCGAGAGCTACATCTGGGAGGACAACGGCGGCACCCCGCTGTACGTCCGCTTCGAGCAGCCCGACGGCAACATCGCCATTCGTACCGTCGTCTTCGGCTTCTCGGCGTACACCGCCGGCAAGTACCCGACGGCGTTCTCGGCGATCACCGGCACCGGCCTTATCACCGCGAACTGGGCCTAACCCCTGCCTAGTGTCCCGGGTCGTGCAGGGCGACCCGGGACTCTGACGCCATGCTGACCGACGCGATCATCCGAGCCTATAAAGCAGAGTTAGAGGGATACCTCCGACGCGGTCTGGCCGACCGTGCGGAGCAGGTCGTCGCGCAGTTAGTCGCTCTGGGGTGCGAGGAGTTCCTTTCGACAAAGTCCTCCTCGGCTCTGCCACCCCAGAGCGGCGCCACCCCTAAGAAGAAACCTGCGACGAGGAAGGCGCCCAAGAAGTGACGATTACGAACGGCTACGTCACCCTTAACGACCTCAAGGGCTACCTCGATATTCCGCTCGCCGACACAACCGAGGACAGCCTCCTCGAGCAGATCGTCGAAGCCGCGTCCCGTTCGATCGACAGGATCGCCGGACGGCGCTTCTATCTCGACTCTGTAGCGTCCGCCCGCTACTACCGCACGACCGACGCCTACTCGTGCATGGTCGACGACATCGGCTCCACGACCGATCTAGCGGTCGCTCTCGACACGTCAGGCGGCGGAACGTATTCCACGACCGCCGTCTATAACACCGACTTCATCGTCGAGCCTCTGAACGCCGCCGCGTTCGGCCGCCCGTGGACACTCCTAACGATGGTCGGCTCGTACCTTTTCCCGTACCCGTGGAACTTCCGTCCCGGTGTCCGCGTCACCGCCCGCTGGGGGTGGCCGACCGTCCCCGACGACATTGTCGAAGCCTGCCTCATTCTTTCCGCGGATCTCTACAAGCGGAAGAGCAGCGTCGGCGGAGTCCTCGGCCTGTCCGAAATGGGCGCTATCCGCATGAGTCCCCTCGGCCGTGACATCGCCGCGATGGTCCGCGCCTACCGGCGCGAGGTTCTCGGTTGAGCGCCAACATCTCCACACTCCGAGCGAACGCGGCCACACTTCTCGACACGATTACCGCGATCCGCAAGGTCTACGACTACATCCCCGACACCGCACCGCCCACCCCGTGCGGCATTGTCGGGAACGTGTCGGTCGTCTGGGATGAATCCATGCAACGCGGCCTCGACTCGTACAGCTTCGAGATATATGCGGTCGTGTCGCGCATGTCGGAACGATCCGGGCAAGACGAACTCGACGCCCTTCTCGCAGGCTCCGGCGCTGGGTCCGTAAAAGCAGCCCTCGAAGGCGGCTCCCCGGTGCGCTCCCTGAATGGCGCGGTCTCTACCGTGAGAGTCACGACCGCTACACCGATCTCAATTACTATGGGAGGCGTAGACTTTTTCGCCTACAGATACGAGGTCGAAGCTTATGGCTAACTACAAAGTCGTGTCGGAACTTGTAGCCGGGAAGAACCCCGGCGACACAATCACCGACCAAGAACTCGAAGGGTGCAACATCGACGCACTCATCGAGGCCGGCCACATCGTCGGCGAAACCAAGTCAACCAAGGCCGAAAAGGAGTAACCCGTGGCCGTATTTGTCCTCACCGACGCCAGCCTTACCGTTAACAGCGTCTCGCTCAGCTCATACGTCACATCCGTGACCCTCAACTATGAGAAAGATTCTGTCGAAGTTACCGCGATGGGAGCAACCGGACACAAGTTCACCGGTGGCCTTCAGAACATTTCGCTCGACGTGACCTTTAATCAGGACTTCGCCGCTTCGCAGGTTGCGGCAACCCTCGACGCGCTCGTCGGTTCCACCACGACCGTCGTCGTCAAGCCCACCTCGGCCGCGGTCAGCGCCACGAACCCGAGCTATACCATCACCGACGCTTTCCTCGCAGCGACGCAGCCCGTCGCGGGCGCGACAGGCGACCTCGCCTCAATGTCAGTCACGTTCACGGGCGGCTCGCTCGTCAAGGCCACGTCGTAACCGATGCTCCTAGTGACCGTCCGGCAGAGGGACGGTCGCGAGGGAACCTTCCCGGTGTGGCCGAGCGTCGAGTACGCCTTCGAGACAGACCCGGAGACCCCGCGATCGTTCTCCGATATTTGGAACGACGACGCCCCTAAGTCGTGGCACTACCGGCTTGCCTACTATGCCGCTCTAAAATCTGGGGCGGTAGAACTAGGCGACGTGTTCGAGAAGTGGATCGACAAGGTCGTCTCAATCAACTACGCCCGGGGAGACCACGCGGGAAACCCTATCGAGGCGGCGGAGCCGCCGACCTCTACGCCCTCCTCGCCTTAAAGACAGGTATCGCCCCGATGGATCTCCTCGAAACCCCGCCCCAGATCCTCGACTCAATGATCCGCTTCCTCCTCGGCACCGCCGCGGCCGAACGGAAAAGCGACTGGGAACGCCTAAACCAAGAGGTCCTCTAATGGCCCAGACTGGCACCTACGGTTTCCGCCTTGAGAAAGGGCGCCCCGGTCAAGTCAAGATCGAAGGGCTACGCGAAGTCAACAAAGCGCTCCGCGACCTGTCAGACGACACGAAAAACGAAATGAAAGAGACGCACCTCGCCGCGGCCCGCGTCGTTCTACCCGAAGCGCAACGCCTCGCGCCGTTCCGCACCGGGCAACTCTCCCGCTCCCTCGTCGCGACCGCAACCCGCACCGGCGGCCGCATCACCTCCAAGGCGACACCCTATGCGGGGCCGATCCATTTCGGTTGGCCGTCACGAAGCATCCGACCCCAGCCTTTCGTCTACGAGGCGCTCGACCCGCGACGCGACGAAGTAATCGAGATCTACGCTAAACGCATGAATCAACTTATAGAGAAGTACGGCATCGCCGCGGATAGATCCGGCAACGTCTTCGCAGGGAATTAGGCTCTAGTTATGGCGCGTCAAAAGTCAATCTCTATCCCGATCACCGGGAACAATGCGCCGCTGAGGAAATCCCTCCGCGACTCTGAGAAGCAGCTAACCGCGTTCGGTAAAGCTCAGGCACAATGGGCGAAAGCCTCAAGCCTCGCCTACGCCGCGGTCGGCACCGCCGCTTTCCAATTCGGAGCCGACGCCGTTAAGGCGGCCATCGAGGACCAGAAAGCGCAGGCGCTCCTCGCCGACCAGCTCCGCAAGACCGTTGGCGCGAATAACGCGCTCATCGCATCGACCGAGTCCTACATCGAAACCCTCATGTTGGCGACCAACATCGGCGACGATCAGCTCCGCCCGGCGCTCGCGTCCCTTGTCCGTGTCACCGGCGACCTCACCAAAGCCCAGAACATCCTCGGTGTCGCCGT